CTCAATGAGTTACAAAACTTATTAATTAACACTTAAAAATTAACTATTAAATAATTACTAATTATGGCATTAGACCTAAGTAAGCTAAAGAGTCGTTTGAACTCACTTTCAAACACAAACAACAAAACTCAACTAATCTGGAAACCAAAGCCAGGCAAACAAGTTGTACGTATTGTTCCCTACAAGTATCAACCTGATAATCCGTTTATTGAGTTGAAGTTCCATTATAATATCAACAACAAGACTTATCTATCTCCTGATAGCTTCAACCGTCCAGATCCAATTGTTGAATGGTCAAATCGTATGAAGAAGACCGGAAACAAGGAAGATTGGCAGTTGGGACGTAAGATGGAACCAAAGATGCGTACATACGCTCCAATCTTGGTTCGTGGTGAAGAAAGTGAAGGAATTAAGTTCTGGGGATTTGGTAAGAATGTCTACCAAGAGATTCTATCAATCATCAATGATCCTGATTACGGTGATATCACTGATCCAGTCCATGGTCGTGACATTGTTGTAGAATTCCGTACCGCAGAAGATTCTGGTAAGTCATTCCCAGAAACTACTATCCGTGTCAAGCCAAATGCAACTATTGCAATTGACGTATCCCAAAAGGATGTTCTTGCTCAACAAGTGAACATTTTGGATCTATTTCCAGAGTTTTCATATGATGAACTAAAGTCAGTAATGGATGCTTGGTTGAATCCTGAAGCTCAGGCTACAGAAGGTACTGTCAACGCAATTGTGGAAGATGACGCTCCTCCATTTGCAACAGCACCAGCTCCAAGTACAGCTAAAGCTAGTACCGCATCACCAAGTGCAAAGGCATCCAAAGCAAATACAGATGATGTAACTGCTGCTTTTGATAACTTGTTTAACAGTTAAAATTAATTGTTTGTAATGGGGTGGTAGTATATATTACTGCCACCCCTATTTTAGTTATATAAATTTATGAAAAAGAAAAATCAAGTTACGCAAGATACTCCTCAAAGAGATGAGTTAGTTGAATTACTAGCAAATGAGTTGAATAAAGCCAATAAAGATGGTGGTAAGATTGCATATTTCTTGGATGAGCAAGAAAATCCAGCAGAAATTAGTGATTGGATTAGTACAGGTTCTTCTATTCTTGATCTAGCTATTAGCAATCGTCCTCACGGTGGATTGCCAGTTGGAAAGATGGTTGAATTCAATGGTTTGGAAGGTACTGGTAAGAGTCTAGTTTCTGCTCATGTTGTAGCAGATACACAAAAGAAGGGTGGCATTGCAGTTGTTATTGACACTGAAAATGCTGCTGCTCCTGAATTCTGGAAGAGTCTTGGTGTAGATCTATCAAAACTTCTATATGTTCAATGTGAAACCGTTGAAGATATTTTTGAAAAGATGGAACAAATGATTGGAATTGTACGTAAGTCAAACAAAGACCGTATTCTTACAATTATTGTTGACTCTGTTGCTGCTGCTTCCACAAAAGCAGAACTAGAAAGTGATCACGGTAAAGATGGATTTGCTACTGGTAAATCTATTATTATCAGCAAAGCAATGCGTAAGATTACTACTATGATTGGTCGTCAAAAAGTACTTACTGTATTTACTAACCAATTACGTCAGAATCTAAATGCTATGGCATTTGGTGACAAGTATGTAGTATCAGGTGGTAAGTCACTTGCTTATCATTGTTCAGTTCGTGTTCGTTTGAACAACACTGGTAAACTCAAGAAAGGTGAAGAAGTTATTGGCAATGAATGTAAAGCAGTAGTTGTCAAGAACCGTATGGGACCACCACAACGTCAAGCATCTTTTGATATTTACTTTGATAGTGGAATTGCTGATTATGGCAGTTGGATCAAAGTGTTGAAGGAAAACAACTTGGTAAAACAAGGTGGTGCTTATTATACCTATAAGAAGGATGATGGTAGTGAATGGAAGTTCCAATCCAAGGACTTTGTAGAAACAATGAAAACTGACAAAGCTTTGAGTGAAGAAGTTTACTTGAAGATTTGTGACGCTGTAGTTATGAAATACAAAGATCCAAATAGCATCATTGTTGATGACGCAGTTGTTGACACGGATGAAGATTCTGGTGTATCATCTGAGAATGAGTAATCTATCTGACAGTGAAAAAAAGAGGTTGTTTTCTTTATTTGATAATGTAAAACAAGAAGAAAAAGTTGGCGGATTGAATAGATCCGCCAATTCTGAAGTTCTAATTGTTGATTTCATGAACACTTTTATTAGAGCGTTCATGGCCTCCCCCTCCCTCAATACCAACGGTAATCATACTGGTGGAATTGCAGGGTGCTTAAAAAGCATTGGTTATGCAGCTAAACTAATCAATCCTACAAAGATTGTGGTTGTGTCTGATGGACAAGGGGGTTCACTGAAAAGACGGAAGATTTATCCAGAATATAAAAGCGGGAGAAAGACAAAAATTAGGCTCAACAGAGCTTATGATGATCTATCTGATCCAGATACAGAAGATAAAAACTTAAAGAAACAGTTGTTACGAACTGTACAATATCTAGATAAATTGCCTGTAACAACTATGGCAATTGATCATATTGAAGCTGATGACACAATTGCATATTTGGCAACAGAATATTTTAAAAATAGTAATGTTACCATTATGAGTGCGGATAAAGACTTCTTACAATTAGCTGGTGACAGAATCAAAGTCTGGAGTCCAACTAAAAAGAAATTGTATGGTTGTGCAGAAATTCTATTGGAGTATGGTATCAGTTGTAAGAATTTCATTAATTACAGAATTATGGAAGGTGATACAAGTGATAACATTGATGGTATTTCTGGTGCTGGACTAAAAACAATCATTAAGTGTTTTCCTATTTTTACAGAAGATCATCAATATACATTGCAGGAGATATATAACTATAGTGATAGTAAGAAGGGTAAATTAAAGTTATATAACACTATATTAGACAACAAGCATGTAATGCAACGGAACTATGATCTGATGCAGTTACATGACACTCAAATACAATCTTTCAGCCAACTGCGGATTAATGAAATCATTGAAAAGCCAATTAACAAATTGGATAGATTTGGTTTTAGTAAATTGTTGGTTGAAGATTGTATGCAAAACAATTTTCCAAATTCACAAATCTGGTTGAATGAAGTGTTTGGAAAAATTAATTCAATGGTTCTATAAAAGAACTTTTCAACTGGGGGTTTGTAGTGTAGTCTATTGAAAGTTAATAAATTATGAGTGAGAAATATATCGTAGATAACCTAAAGAAATTCGGATCTGAATTCCAAATCAAATGCATTAGTGGGTTGGTGTCAGATAAAACATTCATTGAGCGTATCAGTGATATCTTGGAACCAGATAGTTTTGAGACGGATGCGCATAAATTTATTGTTAAAGAAACAATCAGTTACTTTCTTCAATACAAGGATCTGCCAACTTTGGCAGTCTTTAAGGTTAAAGTTGATAGTATTGAAAATGATTTGTTGAAACAATCAGTTGTAGAACAACTTCGTTTGGTTTATCAAAAGATCAGTGATACTGATTTGAAGTATATCAAAGAACAGTTTCTTGAATTTTGTAAGAATCAGAAAATTAAGAATGCTATTATGGAGAGTGTTGATCACTTGAAGAGTGGTCAGTATGACAAAATCAAGCATGTAGTTGATCTTGCCATGAAGGCTGGTATGGAACGTAATATTGGTCATGAATACATGGTTGATATTGAAAAACGTATGAGCATGATGGCACGTAAGACTATCAAGACCAATTGGACAGAAGTAGATAATATCATGGATGGTGGTCTTGCTGGTGGTGAACTTGGAATTATTACTGCTTGTGCTGGTAGTGGTAAGAGTTGGGTTCTTGCCAAGATGGGTGCAGAAGCAATGCGTCAAGGTAAAAATGTATTACATTATACTTTGGAATTGAATGAAAACTATGTTGGTCTACGTTATGACGCTTGTTTTACTGGAATTGATTTCCAAAACATCCGTAACAACATTGACATTGTTAAGAAGAAGATTGCAGAAGTGCCTGGTAAATTGATCATTAAGTACTTTCCAATCAAGACTGTATCTGCTCATAGTTTGAAACTACATGCTGAACGTATTCAGACTCTTGGTACTAAGGTAGATATGATTATTGTTGACTATGCTGACATTCTACGTCCTTCTCAGAGTGAACGTAATAGTAACAGTTATAGTGAAGCCGGTGGTATTTATGAAGAACTACGTGGTGTAGCTGGTGAATTACAAGTTCCTATTTGGAGTGCTTCACAAAGTAACCGTGCTGCTATGGATGAAGATATCATTCAGGCAAATAACATTTCGGATAGTTATCGTAAGATTATGACCGCTGACTTTGTTATGTCACTAAGCCGTAAGATGTCGGACAAACAAGCTAATACTGCACGTTTCCACGTAATTAAGAATCGGTTTGGACCTGATGGTATTACATTCCCATCCAGAATGAATGCTGGTTGTGGTGATATTCAGATCTTTGCTGAGAATAGCCGTGAAGGTATTGGCATCATCAATGAAATGAACCAAGAAGAAAACTTGGTCAAGAAGATGATGAGTAACAAGTGGAATGCTCATCAAGACAGTGATGAATAAACTTATATATTAAGTTAAACTAAAAAACATCAAAATTTAATTTCAAAAATTTCCTTTTTGAAGTTAATTTTTTCTATTAAACAAATAATTATTTTTTACCTATATGAATAAAGAGATTTACATTAAAAAACGTAACGGAAAGTTGGAAAGTTTTAACGCAGACAAAATTAATAAAGTTCTACAATGGGCTACTGAGGATATTAAGGGTGTTAGTTTTGAAGAAGTTGCAATGAATGCACATCTATCATTTTTTGATAAGATGTCTTCTGGTGATATCCATACAATGTTGATTGAAGCGGCTTCTAATTTGATTAGTGAAGAAAAGCCTAATTATCAATATGTTGCATCAAGACTATTGAACTATAGGTTGAGAAAGAATGTTTGGGGTGGAAAAAATCCTCCTAAACTATATGATCTTGTAAAAACTAATATTGACGCATTGGTTTATGATGATGATATTCTAGAATGGTATAACAAACAAGAGTTTGATAAGTTGGATGAATATCTAAAACATGATCGTGACTTTGGTTTTACATATGCTGGTATCAAACAGTTGTGTGATAAGTACTTGGTACAAAATAGATCAACCAAACAGATCTATGAAACACCACAATTTGCATATATGCTTATTGCAATGACTTTCTTTAAAGACTATAAAGAAAACCGTCTTGAATATGTAAAGAAAGCTTACAACTACTTTAGCAAACATAAAATCAATCTACCTACACCAATTATGGCTGGTGTAAGAACTCCAATGAAGAGTTATGCTAGTTGTTCTTTGTTCACTGTAGATGATGATCTACGTAGTATCTTCAGTAACAACAGTGCAGTTGGATTTGCTACAGCTAGCCGTTATGGCATTGGATTGAATCTATCCAGACTACGTGCTACAAATGCTCCAATTCGTAATGGTGAAGTAATGCATACTGGACCAATTCCTTTTGCTAAAGCATTTGAAGCTACTGTAAAGAGTTGTCACCAAAATGGAATTAGAGGGGGTAGTGCCACCGTCAATTTTGCATGGTTCCACTATGACATCCTAGATATTCTTGTATTGAAGAACAATCAAGGTACTGATGATAACCGTGTTCGTAAGTTGGACTATTGTATTGGATTAGACAAACTAATCTTTGAACGGTTCTTGAAGAATCAAGATGTTACACTATTCAGTTACCATGAATGTCCTTCACTATGGAATACTTTTGGATTGGAAGGATTCAAGGAAAAGTATGAAAAGGCTGAAGCTAACAAGAACATTAAGTTCAAGAAGAAAGTACCCGCTCGTGAATTGATGGGACTATTGGCTAAAGAACGTCTTGAAACTGGACGTATTTATACAATGTTTGTTGATCACGCAAATGAACATGGTAGTTGGTTGGATCAAGTAGATACCAGTAATCTATGTCTTGAAGTTAATCATCCACTAATTCCAATCACTGATGTTAATGATAAAAACGGAGAAATTGGTGTTTGTATCTTGGCTGCTTTGAATTGGTTGGAAATTAAAGATGATGAAGAAATGGAAAGTGTCTGTGATATTATTGTCAGAATGTTGGATGCTTTGATTGAACATCAAGATTATTTCGTACCAGCCGCAGAAAACTTTGCAAAGAAACGCCGTAGTCTTGGTGTAGGTGTAAGTAACTTGGCTGCTCTATTGGCTAAAGAAGGATTGAAGTATTGGGATAAAGATGCTCCTAACTTTGTTGCCAAGTGGATGGAAAAGACCAGTTACTATCTAATCAAGGCTAGTGTTGAAATGGCAAAAGAAGTGGGTAAGTGTGAGAAGTTTGACAGAACAAAGTTTAGTCAAGGAGTATTGCCTATTGATACTTATAAGAGAGATGTAGATGAATTCATCACTGAACCACTACATTGTGATTGGGAAACTCTACGTGAAGACATTAAGAAACATGGTATGAGACATTCTACATTAACTGCATGTATGCCTGTAGAGTCTAGTAGTGTAATTCAAAGTAGCACTAATGGTATTGAACCACCACGTAGTGCTATTAGTTTCAAGGGAAGCAAGAGTAACATTTTGCCAGTAGTAATTCCAAATATTGATAAGTATAAGGACAATTATACCTTTGCTTTTGATATGCCAAATAATGAAGGTTACTTGAAGGTTGCTGCTGCCATTCAAAAATTTACTGATATGAGTATTAGTACAAATACTTATTATATTCCATCCCGTTATGAAAAGAATAAAGTTCCTGTTCAAGAAGTAATCAAGGACATGTTATTGGCTTACAAGTATGGTCTAAAGAATCTGTATTACGCTAATACTGATGACGGTGATAAACAAACCGTCATGGATGAAAAGAAGAC